GCCTTATCCATAGTGACAAGGCGACTGTAAAAGATCGGTGTAACGGATGCCTCGGTAAACTCTCCGACCGGATCCACGCCAAGCACAATCGAATCGGGGTATAGTTTTTTAATATACCTCGAAAGTGCAACAATCGGATCTGGATCCGTGGTCTCTTGAGCGGAGTATTCCATAATGTCAAAAGTAACATCCTGTCCGATAACATTCGTTCCTTCAATCGAAAAAGGATCTGTTCTCGCCCATGCAAAACTGTACGGTCCTCCGTCTTCCGGTGAAATAAGCAAATCCCTGAAGCAGGTTTTCACCAGTGATTCAATCTCTAAAATGACCATAGACGTGCGTTCCGTATAGATGGTGATAGTTAATGAGCCTACGCTTGAACGTTCCTCATTTGCCTGCATATCGAGGACGATATTGAGCCTTGGGTACTGCGTTTTCCCTTCCCATCCGTCCTGCTTATCATCCGGAGCTTCAGTGTCGAAGACAGCCGGGTGTCCGGCGTATTTTGCAAGCAGGCCTCCAATATCTTTCGCATGGACAAGCCTCTTATAAATCAGCTGTTTCAGGTTCATTGGTTCCTCCTTCCGGATATGTGACTATCGTCTCCATATCGTTTGTATAACGGACTTCCCAGTCTCCTTTCGCAACCTCTTCTGCCCGTAAAAAAAAGTGATTTGTGACATTTCCGATCTTTGGCGGATACTGCACAATCACTTCATCTTCACTTGCTGTTGTAACAAACCCTTTTTCTCCATTCTCCCATGTTTTATGCTTCGCATAGACCAGGGTTCCTCTCCGAATTTCTTCGGTGTTAAACTTTTCTGTAGGTTCTTTTACGATTAACATTCCCTACCTCCTTAAAAATCTGCGAAAATAGCATCAACTTCCGGCTGTACATCCTCAAGAATTGGATCAACAAATGGTCTTGCCGCCATTTTCTTTGTTCCGTCTTGCAGATAACCGGCGTAATGAGCCTTTGCATCAGCATAAGCTACAATCGAAACGCCACCGCCGGAACCGCCATTGTTGCGGACACCAGTTTTCCATGCCCTCCGCAGAAATCCACTCCGAACTCCAGGAGGACTTCCCGGAGGAGATGGACTTGGATTTGTCAATACTTCTATGACGCTGTTTCGCATTGCATTGGATACCCTGAATGCTTTCTGCATGGTCTTATGATTTGTTTCCCTGACGGATTCCTGAACAGCCTTTTTGATAGCCTCTGGTGCTTCTCCCGGTGTCATCTCAAATCATTCCTTTCCTCTGCATAATAGATGGTGGCAATTCCCAACGCTCCTGTATCATCAACCAGAAGGATGAGGAAATACCGATCATCCATTGCCAACAGGTCTCCTTTCTTTGCAACAGGTTCTCCTTTGCTTACAATCGTATGCGTAAGAGAGTGCTGATCCTGATTCCATAAATGTTTCTTCCGGTCACTCTGGTTCTTATCAGCATCCGCAAGGACGCCACTTACCAGAAGACCGGTGTCCACATAGCCTGAATAAGGTGTTCCGGTATCAGATATATCAGTCTTTTTTCGTTTCACAATGAAATCTTTTTCAAGATTCCCTGGTCGGAGATACATCATATTAACCTCCCTCTTTTTCGTGGGACATCATGCCTGTATAGAAATACGGTGGTTTTCCGCATCCTCCCTGTGCTGATATGGCGCCGACAGAAAGGCAGGATTTCGAGAGATCTTTTTTCAATTTCTCATACTCTTCCTGCCACAACTTCGCCCGAGCCCCAAACTGAAATGAAAGTGGACCTGTTGCGGTATCAGGCTCATAAGAAAATCTCCGGAAAATAGATTCGATACATGCAAGTTTCGCTCTTTTCCAGTTACTGTGCATCTTCAGAATCGCATTGTACTCTTCATCAGTCAAAGCACAGGTTTTCTCTTTGCCCTCTACCATGGTATCTCCGAGCTGGAATCTCATGAAGTCCTTCCCCTCTTCTTCCAGCTTTGCAGGATCATAACTGTATGTACCAGCCATTATTCCTCACCTGCACTTTCCTCCTCTGGAGCGTCATCTTCTTCCGGTGCCTCTTCAAGTCCTATTGCCACGGATTCTGTAAGGTCCTTGATAGCCTTTCTGGAATCACAGGCATTAAGCAGGATAAGCACATTTTCATCCGTGAGCCCTTTAATAGCCTCTTTCGCATCGTTTGTGCTCATCTGCATAATTTCAATAGCCTGGGACAACTGTTCCTCATTGAGGGGCAAAGACATGGTTTCGCCTTTCTGCCGAATCGGCATTTCAAACATAACCTGCCCAACAGTCGCTACCATGTCTGCAAGTTCCTCTTTCGGAATATCTCCGCCGTCCGTAGCAATAGCGATAACGCCCATCTTCTCCTGCATCTTTGGATTGGTGACTAACTCGGCCGGTACTTCCTCGCCGATGAAAAACTTGTTACCTCCAAATGAGCAGGGCTTCTGTGCAATTAACCTCATAAGCTACCTCCATTTCTTAGACTGCATCTTTGAAGAACATTGCCAGATCGTCAGCGGTCTTTCTCATATCGAAAGCCATGAGTCCTTCAACATATTCGGAATGTGTTCCGTTCTCTCCCAGGTAATTCAGGATTGGAAGAATCTGACCGTTTCCAAGCATATCCCATGCGAAGATGTAACCAGCAGACGGTTCATCAATAGCAGGAGAATTGGTAGCATAGGAAAGCAGGAATGCATCCGGATCTCCGATAAACTGCATATCTGCGTCAGCTCCCATCGCAGCTTTGTTTGCGATAGATCTGAGGACAACCAGCTTCTCTACTCCAAACAGCTCTGCCAGAACATTTTCTGTAACAGAAGCCGGATTCGCAGTAGTTCCACCGTATTTAACTCTCTCCAGAATCGCCTGATGGTTTTTAAGCTCATTGAACACATTTGCTCCAAGAGCAAGGCGGTTCGGTGTGCGGCCGGTGCTTTCGTGCATGGCAGTTTTTCTCTCATCGATGAATTTAATCGGATCAGAGTTACCATTGGAAAACTTGATAAACTGTTTTCCGGATACAGTTGTGCTGTCTACACCGCTGTACTCGTCATTCCATGCTCCTGCTTTGAAGAACTTATCTGCAAACAGCATATCCTGATGGATATTTGCCTGTTCTGCAATCGTTTTTGTTCTCTGCTGCTTCGGATCACGGATAGCCGGTCCCATTCTTCTCTGAAGATCTGTCTGGCGAATCTGGTCGATACCCATAATCATCTGGTCTACCTGACAGTTGTATGTGTCAGTGTGTTCAGATACTACAGCAGGAGCAACCTTGCCATAAGCAGGTTTTCTCTGCCAATTATCACGAAGAAGATCTTCTTTATCGAAAATATAGTAGTTGTCAGAAGACAAGCCTACTGGACAAATAGAGAAGATCGCTCTTGCGAAATAATTCGCTGCGTTCTGGTAATAAGACAGTGCCATGTTTGTAAGCGCCGTGTGCGGTCTAAAGACGCCTTTCGCGATTTCCGCGGAAATTCCTGATGGTGTATTTCTCATTTACTTTTACCTCCTAAAATTTAGTCAACGCCGCCTGCAGCTGCGGCTTTCTGATATTTTGCAATCTGGATTTTGCAATAACCGTTTGCACTGGCACCACTAAGAGCAACGCCAAGAACATAATCTCCTGCTGCCGCGACTGCTGCCAGTCCGTTTGCTCCACAGGCCACTTCCTGTCCTTTGGTAATTGTTGCTCCTGCCATGACAAATCCAATGTCTTTTACCTGGATGTCGATATCATCACCTTTGGCAACCTTCCCAGATTCGGTACCGGAAATGTCATTGTAACCGGACTCGATAAGAGCGATTCCTACAGGAATATCCGTTCCGGCGGTAGCAAGTACCACATCACCGTTTCCATCATACTTCATGATTCTGTTTCTGCAGTCGGTGATTGCTGCTCCGGCTTTCTCAACGATAGTCGGAGAGTTGTTCATCTGAACTCCGTTAAAATTCTTACCCATTCTTTTATCTCCTTTCCTTAAATTCCAGCTTCTTCTTCATAAGCTGCCATCAGGTCCATGTTGTTCTCCCATGCCTTCGCAATAGCATCTGTGAGGTTCAGGTTAGGATCTTTCTCCATGTATCCTTTTGCGATAGACTCGATTTTCGCTTCAGAATTGCTCTTTGCAACAGGAGTTCCGGTTCTTCCATGACCAGATTTTCCGATTTCCTCGAATGTTCCACCTGCTTCTGCCATGGAAACAGCAGAATCGAGGATACCAATCATATCGTTGTATGCAGTTCCTCCGGCAGCTTTCAGGCTCTTCAAAGTAGGAACGAGATCTTCCGGTTTCTTGCCGATAATCTCATACTTCTTGGCCACTTCCATAAGCTCTCTCTCTTCCGCCTCGTCAGCTCTCTTGCGTAAACGCTGAATTTCAGCTGCTACCAGCGGGTGCAGTCCCTTATAGATGTCTTCTCCCTCTTCGGAAGATGCAGATTTCTTAGTCGGTTTCTTACCGCCTCCGCATCCTTTTTCTGTTTCTTCCTCTTCCATCTCGTCCTCGTTTTCTCCAGGTTTTACCTTAGATTTATCAACGGGCTCTTCCTCAGTTTCGACAGCATATTTTTTGATGATCGCATCATAGGCTGCTCTTTCTTCTGCCGTCATTTTTGATTTGTCGATTTTAAGCATGTCTTCTAATTCTCCTCTCTGTTTTTCCATTGCTTTCTGGATGTCAGAATCTAACTTGTCCCTGAATTTCCTCATAGATTCAAGTTCTGAATCATCCAATGACTTCCTGATTCCGCAGAGCTTACCATTGGACCAGCTCTCAACTGATTCGGCGATAATCTCATCAAACTCTGAAATGCTCTGTTCCATCATTTCTTTTGCTTTTTCTCTTTCCAGATCCTCATCATAGAGAATTGACTGCAGAGAAGACTGCAAAGCATAACAGATACTCCAGATTTCATCTGCGACTTTCTGCCTTTTAACCTCTGTCATTTTATCTCCAAAGGTCTGCGAATTTCCTTTCTGTACGTTCCCGTCAGCAGATGGTTCCGAGAAACTATCAATTTCCTCATCATTGAATCCGAGGCTTTTCCCGATCGAGTGCATAAGTCTTTTGAAAAGGCTTTTTTGCTCTTTCATCGGATCCTGCACCGGAACCGCTACAACAGGATTGTCATTCTGGTCTTTTCGCTTAAACAGCTTGATGTTTGCTCCCTGGTTTGCTCCTTCATCAACGAAATCGACTTTTGTGACTTCTAAGTTTTTTAATTTCTTAGCCAACCTTCCTACCTCCTTCCATGGATTTTTTATAATACAAAAGACAGCTTTCGCTGCCTTCCGATTATCACTTTTCATCATCGTCACGGTTTCTTCCGCTTATCGCACATAATGCCATTACGGTACCGCCGATGATTGCTCCGAAAGATACCAGAGCAAAATCAATCAATATTCTCATTGTCTTCCACCTTAACTCTCTCGGCTTCTCCTTCGATGGAAAACATCGGATATGTTCCGTTTTTAACTTTTTCCCAAACATCATCGTCTGTAACGAAGAAACCAATCCACCAGCCGACAGGCAATGTTCCTTCCGGAATCCCCATGGCTTTCATCTTCTCTTCGGTAAAGACAACGCTTTCAACCAGAACGGCGCAATCTCCTCGCTCATGCATCTCTCCACCTTCACGGTAAAGCCGTACAAATTTGTATGCTGCGTTTTCCAGTTCTTCCGGATCAATCATATCCTGCTGCCAGTCTACGAGCTGCTCTCCTGATTCATCAATGGAGATATTCGCCCATCCGAAGGCAAGCCGCTTTTCATCTTCGGATTTCTGGATTTTAAATTTTCCTTTCAACACAGACGTTCCTTTATCTGCACTGTTATCCACATTTTCAGTGGTTTTATCCCTGGACTTGTGGATTCCAAGGATTTCATATACTGTTTTCATTGCTTATCCTCCCTGACTTCAACATATTTCAGTACACACCGGCATCTCGGATGTGCCGGAGGAACCTGTACCATTCCACATTTTCCAACGTCAAACGGTTCATCCAGTTCCTTGCTGACGCCTTCCACAGCCTCACAATACTTACACACGCTCTCCTGTCTTGCTGTAACCCAAACCTTTCGAACATGTCCTATGTATCCTTTCTTCTGAGCCTGCTTGATACCAAAATGAGCTCCCTGGTTATAT